AAAGTGGAGAATCTGTTTGCAGGACTTCTTGGCTTAGAAAGAAAAGGAATACCAGAAGATATTAAGCAGTTGGCAATTTCCGAATATGCAAAATCGGATATTGCCATGCTGATGTAAATAATATATTATGGGGTAAAGGTTGCGCGACCTTGTGTGAGGATGCCTTGATCATCCTCAGCCCCTACCTATCAAGGAGGGTGAAAATGAAAACTAGGGATGAGATAATCCAGAGTGAGTATGTTGAGAAAGGTAGGCCTAGAAAAGAGATAGCAAGTATTCTAGGAATTACTGATAGTGCGTTACGCACTTATTTACATAGACATAAAATAACTAAGCCTGTAGCTAAGAAATTGTATGAAAGTTATGATTGGTTATATGAACAATATATAATCAATAAAAAGAGTTATAATGATATAGCTATTATAACAGTTACTACTAAAGGCACAATCCGTTATTGGATTGAAAAGTATAAAATACCTGTTAGAGATCGAGACGAGGCGCAATTTCTAGCAAAACTTAATGTATGTAATCTCACAGAGTATATTAGAGATTTCATAATTGGGGAATTGCTGGGGGATGGTACATTAGTTAGCCATAGTAGATTTACCGCCTTATATCAACATGGAAATAAGCATAAAGAGTATATTGAATGGTTGATACAGAAGTTTGGTAAGTATGAAATAGAAGCTGTTGGAAGACCGATATATATCCAACAGTCTGGCGTAGCTACAGTGTATCATTTTGCTACCCGAACATATCCAGAGCTTAAAGAAGTATATGATATGTTTTATGTTGGGGGTAAGAAGATAGTGCCTGAAGATCTAAATATCACTCCAATTGTTCTAAGACAGTGGTATATCGGGGATGGGTATTTGTGTAAAAGAACAGATAGAAAAGAAAACCCTACTATAATAATTGCCACAAACTCATTTAGTAAAGAGGAAGTGGACAATCTTATTTCTAAGCTATCAGATCTTTCAATAGAAGCTTGGAAATGGAAAAGTAAGGGTAATTTTGTAATATATATTCCGTATAGAGGATTGGTGGACTTTTTTGATTTTATAGGTCCGTGTCCAAAAGAGATAGAGAATTTATATGGATATAAATGGTTGTAATTACAGCCAATAAAGGAGTTGATTTTGAATGAGCACAGTTAATACTGGCAACTATACGATTTCAGGGGTCAGTTTATTCTTCAATACGACGATTGCTAATGCTTCGTTGAACGCTACGGAAACTGGCTTTGCCACATTTCGTAATGACAACAATAGCTTAGGTAACATTGTTGCTGGGGAATTTACCCCTGATGTGACGTATGTTGATCATTGGGTTTCTGTTAATGGTAAGAGAGTTAAGGATAAAACTGTAGAGAACGTGGTTGCTCTTACTATTAATTTCACATTTGATGAAATGAATGTGACTAACCTTGAGAAATATTTCTTAGCTAACTCTACTGGAAGTGTTCTGGATGTTATGCAGAATACCACAGATGAGGGCTCAGCGATAGTATATATTCATACGGATATTGGTAGAGATATGCAATATGTGATACCTAAATGCACAATTAAGCCTGACGGGGGATTAGCCTTAAATATTGAAGATTGGTGGACAGGTAGTATGATGATGGAGATTTTGCAATATCAAAGTTCAGATGGTAGTAATGCTACATGGTTAGCTGCCCCTCTTGGGCAGTTGCACTTAAACTATCACTAGACTATAAACTTTTTTTGTTATATCAAATTTGACATATACGATTTTGCTTGACAAATATATGCGAATGTGGTATAATGTGTTCCATAGTGGTAAGAGACTGTACATCTCTAAAGGGGGGTACCTTAATTACCCCCCACCACTAAATAACCTATTAAGGAGGAAGAAAGATGAAGAAGTTGACGTATGAGTTTGTTAAAGCGGGAGTGGAGGCAGAAGGGTATGAATTGTTGTCCACACAGTATAAAGGGAATAAAGAAAAGTTAGCTGTAAAATGCGATAAGGGGCATGTTTATACTGTATCTTGGAATGATTTTCAACAGGGGAGTACATGTTTAGAATGCTATAATGAGAACCAGAGATTTACGCTTGAGTATGTTAAGAAGAAAATAGAGGAGGTCATTGGATACAAGCTTATTTCTACAGAATATATAAACCAAAGAGCCAAACTAAAAATAAGGTGTGATAAGGGACATTTATATAAAGCTGCTTGGCGGAGTTTTAGGGGTGGAGATAGATGTCCTGAGTGTGTAGATGAAAATAGGAGACATTCTATAGAGTATATACGAACTGAAGTGGCTAAACGAGGGTATACTTTAATATCTAAGGAATATGTAAATGCACATACTGAAATAAAAGTTAGATGTGAAGAAGGACACACGTTTTCCACAACATGGCATAAAGTACAAGGTGGAGGAAAGTGTCCAGAATGTATAGAGCATAGCACAACGAAAAAAACTATAGAAGAAGTTAGAGAGTATATTAAGAAAGAAGGTTACACGCTTTTATCAGATGGGTATGTCAATAATAAAACCAAATTAAAAATGAGATGCCCAGATGGGCATGAGTTTCCTATGGGTTGGGGAAGTTTTCTGTCGGGGCAGAGATGCCCAGAAGATGGTGGAACAAGGAAAAAAACTATAGAAGAAGTTAGGGAATATGTTGATAATAGCACTGATTACAAACTTCTAAGTAATGAATATGTCAATAGTAGTGCATACTTATTATTTAAGTGTGAGAAGGGACACGAATTTCCAATGTCTTGGAACAATTTTAAAAGTGGGCACGAATGCCCTAAATGTACTGCCCAAGTATCCAAAGCAGAACAAGAAATATTTGATCTTATTAAACCACATTGCCCAGATGCTATTCAATCAGACAGAACCATAATTGGTCCCCTCGAATTGGACATTGTAATACCATCAAGGAAATTGGCTATTGAATATTGTGGGCTATACTGGCACTCAGAAGCGCAAGGTAAAGATAAGAACTATCACTTAGAGAAGTTAGAGAAATGCAATGAAGCAGGCTATGATTTAGTGACGATCTTCGAGGATGAGTGGCTGAGTAAGCAAGAGATAGTTATTTCCAGAATCCTCTACAAAGTAGGAGCTTCACCAGCTAAACGAATCCACGCCCGTAAGTGCAAGATAAAAGAGATAGAACCAAAGATTAAGAATGAGTTCTTAAACAAGCATCATATACAAGGTGGAGACAACTCAAGAGTTAAGTTGGGGGCCTTCTATGAAGATGAACTTGTTGCAGTGATGACAATGAGCAGGCCCAGCCTAGCTAAAGGCGGAACTAAAGGTAGTAATGTATGGGAGTTAAATAGGTTCTGTTCCTCAATGGATTATCTAATCCCAGGCATAGCAAGTAAGCTCTTTAAGCATTTCACTAGAAATTGGGAATTTAGTGAGATAAAAACCTTTGGGGATCGTAGGTGGTCAACGGGCCACGTTTATTCTATGCTTAATTTTAAGTTCAAGCATGCATCTCAACCTAACTATTGGTATCTGCTTGAAAATAATACGGTGCGTAAGCATAGGTTCAACTATCGCAAAAACGTACTCAAAGATAAACTTGAGATTTTCAACCCTGAGCGCACGGAAGTACAGAATATGAACGACAACGGAATGACTCGTATTTTCGACTGTGGGAACGTGGTTTGGGTGTTTTCTAAATGAGAAAGCTAACAATTGAACATATAAAAAATAAAGCATCAGAAACTAGAGTCGAAATCTTAAGTTCTTTATATACTAATAATTATACTAAGCTAAAATTTAAATGCTCTCAAGGACACGAATTTTCAACACCTTGGCACAATTTTGAGCGACATGGTTGTCCAAGATGTGCTGCAAATAAAAGTAAAAAAGATATAGAGGAAATTAGAGAGTATGCTCTAAGAAAGGAGTATACTCTATTAAGTAACAAATACATCAATAATAAGAGCAAACTATCTTTTATTTGTAAGAAGAGAGGTCACACATTTAAACTATGTTGGAATGATCTTCAGCATGGTTGTGGATGTAAAGAATGTAGAAAAGAGGATCGAAGTCATATAGGAGTGAAGAAGTTAAACATACCTATATATGATACTTATGCTCCACAGATTGATTTCTGTGAGGAGGTGAGACGATCCCCAATTAATGAGGATTACTTACAGGTTAGATGTACAAATTGTAATGAGTGGTTTATGCCTAAAAAGACGGCTGTTTGTAGTAGGATATATGCTGTAAACAACGTAAACCAAGGAGAAAATAGATTCTACTGTTCAGAAGATTGCAAAAAGGGTTGTAGTCTTTTTGGTCAACGTAAATATTTTAAAGGTGAGGAACCTTCTAGTTATAGGCCCGGTCAATCAGTCTGGGCTGATATGATTAAGGAACGAGACAACTATGAATGTCAAATATGTGGCGAAACAGAGGGCATAAACGCCCATCACTATGAGGGATTAAATGTTAATGATATGCAGTCACTAGACCTTGATATGGGCGTAACATTATGTGCGGAGTGTCACCATAGAGCACATACAGGTAGTGGATGTACCTACCATGACCTAACTAAAAACAGTTTATGTAATGGAGAAAGCAATGGCAAAAGAGAAGAAGAGCGAAGAGGAGATCCTCTTTCCTGATGTAAAGATAGGTAAATATACTATTAAACCTTGGAGTTTTGGTAAGTTGTTTGAAATTTCCTCCCTATTGGAATCAGTACTTGACAAGATAGAGAAGAAAGGTTTAGATAAGCTTTTCACTTCAACAGAATCTGTAGTTTCTTATACTACAATAGCTCGATTGTTCACAATCTGTTCCGCAGAATTATTGGAACTTATAGCTATGACAGTAGGAGCAAGTGAGGATAATATTAAAGAGCTGTCTATGCAAGATGGTGTTAAGACGGCACTCATAATTTATCGCCAGAATTCAGAGATCATAAAAAACGTAGTTTCCACCACTCTAGCGGAGAGACCAGAGATGGTGGAGGAAGTAAAGGACTAACTAAAGTAAATCGCAAATCCCAGAAACTCGGGATAGGCGATATCTTCTATTCACTTCTATCCAGCGGTATCGGCACTTCCCTTGAATCCCTTAGATGGGACTTCACTATTCCTCAAATCTACTTATTCTACGAAAAATCATGTAAGGCAGAGCTTGAACAGCAACGAGCACTTGCGATCACAGTGGCAAATAGTTGTTCATTTTCTTATCCTGCAGACTCACAGAAAAGTCTTAGGGCTAAACAAAGCTCATGGGACAAATTTATGCGAGCTTTGGATTGGGATAAAATAAAGAAGCAACAAGATAGGAAGAATGATGCAGGAGGCATAGAGAAGAAACTTACTATGCTTGGCATTCCTGTGGCTAAAAACAAAAAAGGGTGATTCTTAGATGGCCTCTATAGGTGGCATTAATGTATCTGTTGGTTTTGATACTAGCAGAATTCAGAATGGGATAGCCGAGGCAGAGGGGCTACTTGACAATTTCCAAAAAGGTGTTACTAGAATTGGGCTGGGGGGTTTGGTCAAGGGAGATCCTTTTTCTAAAACTAAGGAGTTCATCAAAACTGCTAGGGTGGCCATTGATGGTGTTTTTGATAATTGGACTCAGGCAGCAAATAAAGGAATAGTTGGATTAAATAGAGCTGAAGTGAAAATTCATGGTACTGTTAAAAGACTTATAAAAGATTTTGAACAATTAAATAAAGTTGGTACAGAAAAATCTAATATAGTAGGCGTATTGTTGAGCAGAATGCGTGATACTTTGGGGGCTAAGAAGGTAGAAGGGGATAAGAATACTGGAGGAGGGTCACTAGAAGGAGTTAGGGAAAAGATTAACGAGATAGGAAAACTCACTGCGGAACAAACAAAAGCTTTGATTGATTTCTATACGGCCTCTGAAAAGATCGGTACGGAGGGTGGAGAAGCTAAGGTAAGAGATGCGATAAATCGTGTTGAGGCAGTTTTCGGTAAGGAGGCTGCTGAGTATAATAAAAAAGTAATAGAATTTGGAAATAAAATAAAAGCTGCCTATAGAAAAGTGGCTGAGGCTCCCACCGGAGCAAGATTTGGAGAACGTAAAATAAGTGAAGATCCAGGCTTAAAAACTGAGTATGAGGAAAAAATTAGATTATCAAAGCGTGGGGATGAGGCCTATGCTAGACAAAGAAGGTCTGTTGAAGAGCTTAGAATAGCAGAGAATAAGTTAGTCCAAGATATGAGGATAAGTAAAGATGTAGCAACCACTTCTATAAAACTAACTAAAGTCCAAACTCAATTAAGAAAACAACGACAGAAAGTTGTGCTTGATGATGTTACAGCTTGGCGAAAAATGGTTGCGGTAGCTGGACAAGAAAACACTGAAAGACAGGCAGATAAAATTAAGAGTTTGATTGTTGCAAGAAAAGAGCTTGTAGGAGTTATATCCAAAGGCAATGTTTCTATGGTAAATCTTAACAAATTGGAGGCTATTCAAGTCAAACTTAATAAGGATGGTGCCCTTTCTGCAAAAAAACTGTCTGAAGAGCGAAAAAAGGTTATAGAAAAAGGGCTAAGAGTTACTCCAAGGAGTGGACTTGATAGAGAAGTTTATGAGTCAGAGCTAAAAGTAACTGGTGAGTATAATCAAGCTATGAGTAGAAAACGAGATATAATAAGATCTCTGCGAAAAGAGGAAACTAAACTAAACGCTGATATAAAGGCAGGTATTTTTGTAAAGGAAAAGGCTGTTCAATTAGATAAAGTACAAACCAGATTGAGAGAGCTTGGCATAACTACATTTAAAAAAGAAATTAAAGTTAGAATGGCCATAGCTAAAGTAGCGGCTGCGGAAAAAACTAGGCAGAGAGCCTTAGAGTTGCATAAATTGATGAAGGAAAGACGTGCTCTTAGAATAGAGATGGAAAAGGGTGGTAAGACTACAGCAGGGATAAATAAACTAGAGAAATTAAATAATCAATTAGTGAAAGCTAAAGGATTTGATTTACGGAAAGCTAAAGCTGAAGTAAAATCGTTTAGAAAAGAACTAGATAAAAGGGAGGCCAGAAAAGGATTTTTAAGCCCAGCTTGGTTTAGGCAGAGAGCCGGATGGTTTATACAGCTTAGGGGTTTTTGGGCTATCTATAGAGGCATAACTGAGGGTTTTCGTAAAGTGACTGAGTTAGAGCAAGCTATGGCCAACCTGCAAGCAGTTACCCAGTCTGCTGATGGAGAGCTGTTGGCTATGGACGCTTCTCTAAAGAAGGTGGCTAAGTCTCTTAATATTGATATTACTACAATAGCTTCTGGTATGGTTAAGTTAGGCCAAGCTGGTTTAGAGGCTAGTGAAGTATCTAATGCTATTAAGGATGTTGCTATGTTAGCTACAGCTACTATGACAGATATGGAGACTGCTGCTGATTTAGTTACAACTGTAATGAAAGCTTGGAGCGAAGAGTCTGCCAATACAGAACATATAGTAGATGTATTAGCTAGTACTGTCAATAGATCTAAAGTTCAAATTAAAGGTTTAGGTACAGCACTACAATATTTGACTGGAGTAGCCCCACAAGTAGGACTATCTTTACAACAAACTGCCGGTATTATTGGTATGATGGCTAATCAAGGTATCAAAATGAGTAAGGTTGGTACTGGTCTTAGGTCATTACTTGGGGAATTGGTTAAACCCTCAAAGAGATTTGGGGTAGAACTACATAAGGTGGGTCTGACTCTGAGAGATGTTGCTATAGTAGGTAATCATAAAAGTTCCTTGGTTACTGTTTTAGAGAGATTGAAAAGTGCTGGTTTTGATGCTGCAAGTGCATTTAAGGGATTAGATCGTAGAGCTGCATCTGCTGTAGCTGCTCTTATAAGTAAGGCTAGTGGGCTTAGGGGATTTATAGACTCTTTAGGTATGTTAGGTACAGCAGCTACAATGGCAGCAACTCAAATGGAGTCGTTACAGTCCAAAGCTACTCAGTTAAAGAACACTATGATCATTTTGGCAGATGCTATCTATGATGAATATTCTCCTATGATGAAATTGTTTTTAGATAGTATTAATGCTGGAGCCACTCATTTAGAAGGTATGTCTAAGTCAGCTAAGATGGTATTAAAAATACTAACTTGGATTGGTAGTACGATTGGTCTTTTGTTTGTAGGAAAAACACTTAAGTCATTTACTACTACAAAAAAAGTTCTTATGAATATAGGAGTAGCAGCTAGGTTTGCTTGGACGTGGCTTAAGAAACTATCTATTCTTAACTGGGTAATTATAGCTCTTACTTCTGCAATTATACCTTTAATTAACTATTTTGCTAAAGCAAAGTATGGGTTGGCCGGTATGAGTGAAGAGTTAGCTAAGACTAATGCTAAGATAGTAGAAGAAGAGGCTATTCTAAAGAGTGGTGAGCAGATGATAGAAAAATACACTGCTGCTATGAAAAAATCAAATAAAGTAGAGGCTGAGCAACTAATTGCTAAGAATACTCTTTTACATGTTATGCATTTAGAGGGAAAGAGCATAGATGAAATAAAGAAAAAATATGAGGAACTTATTGAAGTAAGAAAAAAGGATCTTGACCAGACTAAACAGATGTCAGCAGAACTAAAAGTAGCTATAATTGAGAAAGAAATAGCACAAGCTAATAGGGAGTTAAAAGCGGCTGAAGAAGAGATAAGTGACGCAAAAAGATTGGTTGGCATATATAAAAATGCCTTAGTTGCAGCCAAAAAAGAATCAGAAATTAGCCCTAATGAAGTTGCTGTACGAGCAGCTAAAAGTGCATTAGATAAATGGGAAGCGGAGCTGGAAGAATCTGAAGCCAAGAAAGGGAATGCAATATTGGCATTGAATGCAGCCGGTTTAAGGGCTAAATTAGCGGCAAAAGAAATACTTACTACTATAGATACTACGATAGAGGGAGGAATAGAAAGACTATTTAAAGCCTTAGCTCCAGTTATGAAAGCATATGAAGAGGCTACAGGTAAAACTATGTTGGGATTTGTCAAAAATATAATAGACTCAACAGAAGCTACTGAAGAGCTCGGAACAATGCTAGATGAAGTTGAGGCTAAGTTTCTAACTCTCGGAGAGCAAAAAGTTATACATAGGGAAGTTTTTGCTGACTATCGAAAACTTCATCCAGAATTTGATAAATTTTTAAAGGAGTATCCAAAACAAAATAAGGTATTACTGGATTTATTGGATAAGGAGGGCTTAAAATTATTCGATAAATTGGCCAAAATAGGGGCTAGCTTGAAAAAGAGTAGTAAGCATTTTGCAGCAGATGCTAAGGCATGGTTGGAGGATTCTGGGTGGGAGGTTACTGCAGAAAACTTAGAGATCGTAGAAAAGATAGCAAGCTCCATTAAAACTTCCGCTCCATTTGATATAATAGGAAAAGCACTAAAAGATATTAAAGACCCCAATAAGTGGTTAGAATCTTATTCTAAATGGCTTAGGAAAGTCCAAACTGATACAGAGAACTTTGGTAAAACTACTAGTAAGGTAGAAAAGAAAATAGCTGATGATAGGAGAATGTTTGCTGATGCTAGAGCTAAAGAAGAATGGAAGACTAAGAAACCAGAAATAGATAAAGAAGAAATTAAACGTACAAGATCTATATTAGAACAGACAAGAGAAAAGATGTCTACTGAGGCTATGTCTAGAGAACTAGAAATTAAATCATTAACAACTAGAGATAAATTTGTTGCTCGACAAGCTAAAGCAGACAAAGATCGTGTGATGTCACTCAAGAAATTGAATGATGAACATGGTAAACTACTTGGTGGATCTGCAGAATATAATAGAATTTTACTTGCTGTATACGAAAAACATATCGCAATTTCTGATCGAATTAAATTAGATGAAAAAATATATAATATTGAAATTGCTGCTCAAGAAGAGATATTGAAACTCACTAATGAAATTAGTGATGTAAAGATAGATACCCCAGGTGATAAAGAAAGAATATTAGATCTGGAAGAGCAGAGACTTCAAAGACAAAAAGCTATGTATGAGAGTATACTAGCTACTAATACAGCTTTTGAAGGTACAAAATTAACTGGCGGAGAATTATTAAAGGTATGGAAGGATTTAGACAAGGTTTCAGAAGGAATAAAAATTAAACATGAAGAAATTAAAAAAGACGCTAATGCCCTATACAGAGTATATAAAAGTGTAGAGCAAAAAGTAGCTGACTGGCGTAATAACTTTATTGATATGGCAGAAAATGAAGTCATAAGTGGTCTAACAGAAGCTTTTAACTCCATAACCAGAGGATTTGAAGAACAAAAAGAGGAGGCCAATTCCCTAAAAGGGGAGTTGGCAGAGCTCGAACAGCAGTATAAAGAAGCTATAGCTGATGGGCAAGCTGAAGAGGCGTCCCTAATATCTAGTGAAATATCTCGTCTTAAGGGGGAGATAAACGATTTAGAAGATCCCATCAAAAATCTTGGTGAAGTTTTTAAAGACTTCTTCTTAAATCTAGCTAAAGCTGTTCAGAATGCTATCAATGAATGGATAGCTATGCAGATTGTGATGGGGATTACTAAAGTTGCGGGCTCAATTGGTGGTGCCGTGAGTGGCGGTTTTGGTAGTAGTAGTGTCATATCTAGCACATTTAGTACTGGTAGTGTATCCAATCTTCCAATACGTGCAGCCAGAGGTGGCATCCTCCCATCCATAAAGGCATTCCGAAGTTTCTCAAGGGGTGGAATCACCGGAAATCCTACTTTGGCTTTGTTAGGGGACAATGCCTCACAGAAAGAGTTGGTTATACCATCTGAGAATATTAATAAGGATAGCGTCTCTGGATATGCCAGAGACAAAGATGATAAACAACCGATAAACATAGTAAATGTCTTAACTAAAGACGATATAGCAGGCGCAATGGCTGGTAAATCTGGCGAAAGGGTCATAATCAATACCATAGGTGCTGATCTCAACAAACGAGGACCAATATATAGAGCTTTAAGAGCGTAGGGGGTGTAGGTGAGTGGCGTATTTATTTCCTATAGGTACAGTTCAGAATAATGCTACAGGATTAATAGATAGTGTAGAATATAACATGTTTGAGCCCAATAAGGGGGTAACCTCAAAAGATGTTCATAATGTATTAGTCTCTCAGTTTGAACAACAGAGTATATCTACCAGAAAGAAGGCTAATCCATTTATTACTTTATCTTATGAATATGAGAATATCTTTGCTAGAGAATATAACCAGATAGAGCATTTTGTTAATTCTATTGCTCAGGGTGGACTATCTTCTTTCTATGTCATTGATTTTTCCAGAGGTATTACCCCCTCTTCTGTACATGTTACTGCTGGAGGGAATTGGCAACCTGCCCTGAGTAACACTAGGTATTGGGCTAATACCAAGATATATGCTTGTGCCTATACTGCAACTTATGGATGGAGATTAGCACCGTATCTAACAAAAACAGCAAACGCTTCTATTACTATTAATAGGAGTGGTGTAGATTATGGTGATTTAACATCCACTAATTTTGCTACTTATGGTAAGCTCTATCCAGCATACGAAGCCTTCTGTGTACCAGATCCTATAGCTAATTTTAAAATTGGCCCTCATATCAACCAAGATATTGATTTAACTGGTGATGGTGGGTATACTAGATCTGGAACAGTAGCTTTTGTAGGTAAATATCCTAGTGTTTAAGGAGATAATATGAGTTACGATGTAACAGCAACCTTCGCAGACATACAAACAGATGTTGAGGCTGTATCGCCAATCCATATGTTTGTTGTAAATGCTTCTCAAAGCGGAACTGATTATCAGTATTATGTTGATTGGAATCATGACGTAACTGGGTATAAGCTTGATTCTTCAGGAGATCTTCTCGATGCTACGACCTGTTATATTGGATTTCCCATCAAAGGGGATGTCCTAAAGTCTAATATAGATGGAGAAATCTCGGGCATAACTCTGGTTATACCTAATGTCGATAGGGTAATGGAGGGCATTCTCCACAGTCAAGAGTATTTGAGAGGAAAAGACATCTACGTGATGACTGCCTTCGCTAGGAATCTTCCTTCAGGAGTAGGATATACATTCATAGGTACTACTCCAGATAAGAGATCGACGATCAAAGAGAAATTTTATATTGATTCAGCTTCTTCTTCAGAACAGGCAGTAGTGTTTAATTGCAAATCTAAGTTTGATATTAAGAGAGCTCAGATCCCTGGAAGAACATTTAGTCATGAGTGTCAGTGGGAGTATAACGATACATCGTGTGGTGTGCAAGCTGGTTACTTTGCTACTTACCCCACTTGTGATCTAAGTATAAATGATTGTAAGGAAAGGGTGAATGCAAGTCGCTTCGGCGGATTTTTGTCGATCCCTAGAAAATCTTTTTACGTAGCAAGATAACTATATTGTGTAGCTAGGGAATCGCGACCTGAAAAGAGGTAGTCCTCTCATCCTCCTGCTACACTTTAACAATTGAGAGACTTTATAAGAGGAGAGTGATTAGTATGAGTGGGAGACACTGTAAATATTGGACTAAGGAAGAAGTAGGATATGCTATAGCATTAGCAGGAACTATGCCTATTGAGAAGATAGCAAAAAAGATTAAAAGAGGAAAGTGTGGTACAAAGGCTAAGTTGAATAGGTTGGGGATAAGTACTAGTTTTTATCATGTACTGCCTTATGAAGTGTATTACAATTTTTTTGATACTTTAACTCCACAACTTTTTCACTTTATTGGATTTTGGATGGCCGATGGAAATATCTATAATAATCTAGTATCTTTTAATCTCAATACAAAAGATAAAAAATTCTTATGTGATCTAGTGGGTCAGTTTAGTAATATGCCAGTTAGAAATTATAAATCTAAACCAAATATAGCTACTGCAGGTATCAATAGTAAAAAGTTAGCCAAAATTTTAAGAGATAAATATAAATTTACTTCAAACAAATCATTGACATGCTCTCTTCCTACATATATATCTGATTATTATTTTAGATATTTTATACAAGGATATTGGGAAGGAGATGGCGGAATAAATAGGCTTAATAAAACAATCTTTATAGTAGGTGGGAGTGAATTAATGCTTTCTGCAATAAGAGACAAACTACACACTATTATTAAAGTTAATTTGACATTAGAACGAATGAAAACTTGTTTTAGACTTAGAGCTAGTACAAACGATTCCATGACATTCTTAAATTGGATCTACACAGACCTAAAAACTATAGTTATGAGTAGAAAATATAAATTATATAAGGAACTATATACCTATAGACAAAATAGAAAGAAGTATAAAACCATAGGCTTTTATTGTACATTATTAGGCATATCATCATCTATATTATATAATTTAAAGAAAAAAACTTCTATTGAGCCGGATTTTATTAATAATAACTATAAGTATTATTCTACAGAAACCTTTACAACTTGGTTAAATAAAATAGGTAAGGGAGACTTAGCATGCCAAATTTCAAAGAATACATAGGACTTCCTTACGTAAAATCCGGTTTATCAATTGAAGGTTTGGACTGTTTCGGACTTTTACACCTTATATACAAAGAGATGCTTGGTATAGAGCTACCAAAGCTAAACCATATAGGATATGACCGTAAGTGGGATGGTAGCCAGATAACAAATAACATGTACACATATTGGAAACGAGTTGACCCCCCTTACAAAATGTACGATGGATTGATATTTTGCAGGTACACAGGTAGTAGGATAGCCGACCATATTGGAATGTATCTTGGGGACAATAAGCTACTCCATATAGAAGAAGGCAAAACATCAGAGATAGCCAGATTAATGGGAACATCATTTGAGGACAGATTGTACGCTGTTATGAGACTTAAAGGAGACGATAAATAGTATGGCCCTAGTCACTTTCAGAAATCTATTAGATGAGCCATCTAAATTTGAATCTGTGGATAATCCCCACATGATTCACTGTGCGGCAGAGTATGCCCGTATGCAGAATGATGAGATCTATGATCTTGTAATGCAGGAAAAGGTAACTATATATGTTAATGGCATTGAGATTTCTGTGGATGATTGGGCTTTATGTTTAGTGAAGGGGTATGATGAAATAGTTATAACTCCAGTTATAGCTGGTGGTAAAGGTGGATTCCTACAAGTAATAATAGGCATTGCATTGATAGCAGCATCATGGTATGCTGGAGGAATTGCAGGATGGACTTTTCTGGGGGTATCCGGTGCTGAGATAGCTGCTACGGGTATGGCTATAGGAATCTCTATGGCATTAGGTGGGTTAATGCAAATGATACTGCAACCAGATATGCCACTACTTTCTACTGGAAATAGAGAAACTCAAACTTATAGTTGGTCAGGAATAAAAACTACAGCCAAATACGGGGTACCAGTCCCAGTTGTATATGGATGTCACAGAGTTGGTGGTAATGTAATATCTGTATTCA